CCAAGACCAGTAGCCTTGTATGTTAAATCCATACCCTTATTATTGATACGCTGACCTCGGTTAGGTTTAATAGCAGTCCATCGCATAAGACCACCAAGACCAATAGTTCCGGAATTCTGTGCGTGTCCCTCCATTGTCTCGGCAGTTAGAGAAGAGACAGAAGAGGTTTGGTATTCGTCCCTTTGAACCATAGGAACTCTACCTTCTGCTTGCTGTGTGGTAGAAAATAGAAGTGCTGGATTTTTCCTATCTCTGTTAAATTCATAAATATCATTATATAATAGATTAACAGATAGAGACTGTGCGGCTGGAACATCTTTCGCACATACACCATTTAGTAGAGATACTGGTGTAAAATTTTCATTGCTCTGTAAAGCAAAAAATACCTTTGACACAAGACGACCATTACCTCCAATTTGAAATGTGAGATCAGCGAATTTAGTTTGGTCGCCAGTTCTTTTTGCGAGGCGATAATCTACATATGAAAACTGTAATGATTTATTTTGCTGTCTATACTGTTCCATGACATCACCGTCATAGATGATACTATCATAAATGAGTTTTACTTCACTTTCATTAATATCATACTCAACAGCATTATCACCAGCATCACTATTCGCAACGCACATTCTCCGTGATAGACTTGCCCCAGATAGGGTAGATAGAGTATCTTGGAAAGTAATATCTATGTGAACCTCTTGGTCTAACATAAAACACGGCAACTGATTAAATTTAAGGAATGGGAACAAATCACTGAGGTAAACTGAATATACTGGTGCGTCAGCGATGGTCTGTGCGGATGCCGCACTATGTAGCTGAAATGGTAGAAGTTGGAATGCTCCCGCACCACCAGCAGCGGGAACTACTGGATTACGTCCTACATCAAGTCCAGTCTTTTTCGCAGAATTAGGTGGTTTATCAGTAGTGTTAGCAACACGGTCATCATAAACGGATTTATGAGCGATTACACGCTGTGATAAGAATTGCTCTCGTTCCTTATTATCTTCATTAGAAATAAAGAGAGATTGATACTGATGGAAGTGGTCGTAATCACTAATTTCACAAACAGTTTGATTACCAATTCTTAAAGCAGCACTTTTAACAAGATTAGATACACCTATGTTAAGTGGATAAAAAGCAGTAGAACTAGTCTTTGGCGTAATTCCTAATGTAATTTTTGAATTAGAGTGAAGAAATCCAGCAACACGCTGAAGAGTAAATCTACATTGTTTTTGGGAAAATGTAATTGGGTCAATTACATCTGTAAATAATGTCTGTCCGTAAGAAGTCGGTATCGCACCAATTTTAATTAAATCTGGGATATTTCCTCCGCTCACTGGGTCATCTTTAATATCAGTCATTTATAACTATACTTTATAAAAAACTTATTAAAAAAAATAAATTAAAAAAAATATGTTATAGAAAAAAAATAAATTAAGATACTACTTGAACTCCCATATCCCCAGACCACGCAACTACTACCTTACTCTTAATAAAGAGATAAGCTGAAATAGGGTTTCCGTCATCAAGACCATTAGTCATTTGAATAGAAAACTGTGCGTTGCTGAAATCAACACCTTCACTATCCAACATATCGTATAACTGACCCACACCGTAGCAAGCACCAGTATCCGGAATGTAGCGATAAGAAGCAGCAGCATCAAGACCACTTGAAGCAGCGAGGAAATTGCGATTAGTATTAAGAGGTGATGCGGTAGTTCGTGTATGTCTATCCTCTGGAATAATAGAAGATAGGAAATTTTTAATTACTTGATTATCTACTACTACTGTATCATTGGTTGATGAATCATAAACCGTATCAATCTCAAAAGCAGAAGGGAAGCGTTCACCATTTCGTAAGAAACTAATTTTCTCTAAATCAGCAATAGTACCACCAGACTTGGTAGGCATATAAGTAAGGAAACCATCTTGATTAAGATTATTAACAAATGACGCTGGAACAAAATTAACAAATGCTCCAAGAACCTTTGATAGACCGAGATTAAAGTTAATAATAGAATTAGTGCTTTCAAGTGTAGTGAAATAAGATGTGATTGAGTTAAATGCTAACATACCAGTGTCCGGTGTTTGTGCTCCATACTGAACTTCACACGCCACTTCTATATCACTTAATTCATAGAAAGCATTTCCAATTCCAGTATCAGTTCCATCACTAGAATAGAAAAACTGACTATCCGGTGCTAAATGAATTTCAATTTCTACTGGGACTTTATCAAGAGGTAATGATGAACCACCGAGAGTTAATCCACTAGGAAGTGGAATACAGAATTTATTTCCAGCAGTAGCACGAATTACATGATCCCTATACTGTTGATAATTAGGCATAATTAAAGCAGTTTCGCTCAAATGTCCGGCGACATCTTGACTACCAGCCATAACCGGCATATAGGAACTCATAAAACGTCCATAATGCCTTATGTGCTCTATTACTTGCTTTGTCTCGGCGTGGCGGAAAACTAACTGGTCTATTGCGGAATAAACACCTAATTTATGAGAACCCATTAGACGTTCAGCAGCCGCATCTGTGGGATGTAGTGTTCCAGCAGCATCACGCCATACATTCAACTCACCAGAAAGACGCAGACTTGATAGGTCAAGAACGCCAGCTTGGCGACCGAGAGTAATAGTCAAAATTGGATTACCCCTCGCAAATGATACCTTACCAGACGCCGGAACGTTATTAGGTAATATAGACAGATATTTCTTATCAGCAGACATTTTATAATATAATATATAAAATTATTTGAAAAAAAAAAATAAAAAATTAACTCAATAGATAATAATAAGATTTTGTTTTACTATATCTTATAATATTTAAAGTGATACTACTACACTTTCACCCTTGATAGAAATTCGGCGAACGTGGAATACATAGCAATATAACAACTTGTTATGCTGTGGTGCTCGGTCTACACCAGCAGCGGAACTCTCATTATATAATAGTTGAAGTTGGTTTGATTTATTATTGAGATTTGCTACACCACCATCAAGAGCATATGCCCTACCAATTAAGAAATTACGGTTATAATCTACAAAAGACCGTGGAACAATACCAGAGTTATTTAATGCTTTTTCTAACTCAATTAGAGGCTGTGCCGCTACCGATTCACCCTTATTAATCTTTGATACTACAATAGGTCTTGATGGAACAAGTTTATCATCTATAACAAACTGATACTGTGTTAAATGGTCTATAATTCCAACTTGTCCGGAGCGAATAGAATGTAAGCGTCCATCCATATCGGTATTTTCTTCATCATAGCACTGCTTACCACCACTAATTAAATCTGCCGAATTTAAGACCTTCGCATCAGTAGGCATAATAAGCATAGACTTTGCACGTGTATTAGATAATGGAAGATTAACAGTAGCATTTCTGTTAGTAGATAGTAATGAATGTTTGTAATTAGTAGCAGACATAATATCAATTTCTACACTACCACCATCACGCATCTTTTTCATCATTCCACTTTCATAGCGAGGATCTACGCCTACTTGCTGAACTACAATTTCAACATTAGAAAATGATGCTGTTGCCGCATATGAAGTAGATGCTGGTAATAATACAGTAGTGCTGTCGTCTGCTTGAACCATAAGAGTATCAATAGCAGCAGAATAAACTATAAAATTATTTGATGTTGCTTCTAGACCAGTTCCAGTATCACGATTGCGAAAACCGGATACTGTTAATTTAACAAAACCACCGTCTACTGTAATATCTGTAATAGTAGGGAAAGCATCAGCATTGGCGAGAGTAGTTAAATTACATTGCTGGTTAGGATTAGTAGCACTACAAATACCAACTTTTTCTCCCTTTACGAAAGGACAATTCTTCACACTTGTGACTCCATTTTGTTTTCCTAAAAATATTTCAGTTCTATCACTCCCATTTTGAATAGGTAGAGCACTACCACCAGCATCTATTCCATGAAATACTGGGTTCTGCTTCATTCTACGGAAACGATTAACACTATCTAACTGCTTAATAAATCTTGCTGGGTCTTCCAAATCTACTTCAATAAAAAGACCATTTGTTAACATAACTGGGAAAATCTTATCACTATCAGCAAATAGACCAGTATGGATTGGTAGAGATAATTTAGCAGTTAAGAAATCATCAGCCGTTCCCCAATCACGCCCCGCTGGAACAGCAGATACCGGTTTATAATATGGGTTGCTGGTAATATCAATATTATTGGATACAGATGTACCCATAGTTCCACGATTTTCAACATTATCTATAAGCGAACCCTCTTTTAATGCTCTCATCTTACGCATACTGTCATCACTATCATAGGAATACTGAATTTGAACCTTTGCGTTATATTCAGTAATTTCTTCTAGAAGGACAGCACGATTTCCAGAATAAATGCGAATATTCTTAACTACCGACTGACCGCCAATAAAAGGGTCTAAATGAAGTCTTGTTGGTACACCCCCAGCTGGAATACCAAGTTTTACATCAAACTGTAAAAATGAATTTTTACCATCCATAAATTTAACAGTAGGGGGAATTTCAAAATCTACTCGTCTCCCAGACTGTCCGGCAGTTCCATCATATGACCTTCCATTTGTAGAAGGAATGGAAACTTGTGTCTGTGAGATCTTAATTTTTTCATCATTACGCCAATAGGAACTCATTTTATAGTATAACAATATAAAATAATTTCTAAATAAATTAAAAATAATAAAAATAAAAAATTAAAAAAGTCTCGCTTTTGCTAAATTAAAATATTCTGGTTCTATCTCAAATCCTATATATTTACATCCTAATTCTTTACACGCAACACCTATACTTCCAGTTCCCATAAAAGTATCTAATACTACTTTATTTTCTTTGTCATCGCCTATACCTATAATATTATTTAGGATATGTTTGTGTAATTCTACTGGTTTTTCTGCTGGATGTGTTTTTGTATTTGCCTTTACTGCTTTAAATTTAAATACATCACCATTACCACATTTAATACATTTCATATTTGGTCTTTCACCATATAATATTAATTCGTGCTGATGTCTAAAAGTATATCCTAAACTACAAGATATCTTATCCCAAACAAAACATCTCATCTTTTTAACAAATGGATATAAGTGAATATAAAACATAGCATAACTATCACTATTACAATATAGTAATACCATACCATCATCTTTCAAAACTCTATCTATTTTTTGTAAATAATTTTTATAAAAACATTCTAATATACCCATCTCACTTAAAGTCTTTTTATATTTAGTTAATGTTTTAGAATGTTCTGGTGGTATATATGGTGCGTCTGTATATAGGATATCTACACTCTTATCTTCTAATTCATCTAATAAATCTAAACAATCCCCATTTTGAATATTCATTGATATAAATTATTATATAAAAAAATATAATTAATTAGACCGCCCTACTGCTGTTTCAGTAGTTTCTGCTACCGCTTGACTTCGTGCTTGACTGGTAATATCACTTTCGGTAGTTTCTTCTTCCTTCGCACCAGCCTCTACATCACCATAGGTTTCTAATGCGGCTGAACCGAGAGATATTGCTGCTCCCGCTGCTTCTGCTGCTAAACCAACCGGCCCCATAAAAACACCAGCAACTTCTAAACCACTTCCTATAATATTTCCTATATTACCTATGCGAGAATAATTATTAGAACCAAATGTATTCCATGAAATACCACCCTCCTTTGTTGCTCTCGCAATATCTTGTCCAACATCTAAAACACCACCAACACCAGCAATCGCTCCTTTTGCCCCAGTCTTTAATGCTCCCTTGACTACCGCACCAGCACCCTTTTCTAGTGCCTCCTCTGCTGCTTCTCGTGCTGGTGCTGATGTTCCAATTCCTTCAACTACTTCTGCTGTTCCACGTCCAGCATCACCAGCAATATCGGTTGCTGAACTTTCAGCACTATACAATTCACCCTCTTCTAATCCAGTTCTCCCTATATCACTCACCTCTCCACCAAACGCCGATGCTTCTTCTTCTGCGGCTGCGAATACATCTTCACCAGCAAATACACCAACCGTTCCAGTTCTATTTTCTGCTGCTCTTAATGCGTTTCTTGCTACAAACTGTTCCCCACCTTCTCTTGCGGTGGTTTCTGCTAAACTTGCTGCTATTTCCGTACCTCTACCCATTAATTTACCACCCACCTTTTTAGCACCAGCACCTACGGCTGGTGCTGCTAATGTTGCTAATTTTCCACCAGCAGTAGTCATAGACACTACGTTTTTTTGATTAACTGATCCTTGTTCTTCCGCCATATTTGTTCTAGCAGTATCTACTTGTTCTGCTAAACTATTATTAAAATCTACATTTGCTATATTAATTTGCCTTGCTAATTGAGTTTGGGAATTCGCTTGTGCGACAGATGCTCCACTACCATATAAATCCATTTTATATATTATCAAATATATTTATTATGTAATATTTAAAATAATTTATTTCCTCCATTTGCGATAGGAGTTTCAAATCTAATATATGCTGTCGCTGGATTAGTTTGTAAATCTAAATACAGAAATGAAAATGGTGCGTCATCTATCGCCTTCTTATATAATTCCATAAATATATTGGGGAACATATCACCATATTCTTCATCTATCTTTTCTAATTCTTTTGTATTCTGCTGTTTCATAATAATAATAGAATTTGCGTTATTGCGAATTAGTCCAGATACAGCACGAAAACTTTGTGTAGTAAATGCTAATAACCCAATACCATAATGACGGAAACGTGTTGCGAGAAAAGACACAGCGTTGGTCTTTTTAAAATCTTTTGTTAATATATCATCCAATATCATAGCAACTGTCGGTCGCTCATCATCATCATAATTCTTTTGACTTTCTATCATATCTGTTATCATTTGGTCTGTGTAATGGTCTTCACAATCAAAATATTTATTCATTAATTTACCCTTTGGGTCAGCATTTAAAGTATTTGAAATAATCTTAACAATATCAAACTTATCTTTATACATTGCTGGATTACATAATAAATTAACAAGTAGATT